TGTCTCCCAATGTATACAAAGCTGCAGGTCCAAATAAAGATGTGATTCCCGCATTCATATTATTTGCTGCATTCATAGATGAAATAACATTATAATCTTCACTAGATAAATTCATTCTAGGCACTGCTATGCTTTTAATCATTTGATTTTGTTGAAGATGAGGTGTTAATCCATAAATTAAATCAGTTATTCCCATTATCTTCTTCCGTCCGGTTTAATATCTACTCTTAATGTTCCATAACGCCAAGTTTCACCTATAGCGTCGTTTTCAATTTTGATTGCAAGAAGCCTGCCTCTTGCTCTGGTATCTACCTTATCAGTAGAGCTTGTAATTGTAAAGGGTCCCAATGGAGAACTTGTAGCAGTTTGACTTGGGTAATCATTCAATAATAAAGTTACTTTTGAATTACCTGTGAGTACTTTAAAATCAGGTATAAATCTCTTCATAGACATAATAAATTCACCATCACCTCTAAGATCAGCTACACCTGTACTTTGACCTAATGCACTTTGTCTTGCAGATATATCAAAATCACCAGATTGAATATAGGCATCAATAGAAGTTGTCCCTGATGAATTGATTTGATCGGTTCCGGTTTCATGAGCATAATAAGTAGATGCACCATACTTTGCAGTAATACCTTGTATTGGAAAATTAGGAGTAGCTGTTTTATTATATTGAGTTGCATATGGTAAATCAAATACACCTGTGTCCGCGTAAGATGTTCTAGCTAGTGAAGAAGTTGTCCAACAGTTTTCTCCATAGTTATAAGTCACACATCTATCAATTTGTTCAGATCCATTTTTTGCATAAAACCAATTTATTTCGTTATATAAACTATTGTGTTCTGCATAAACAATCTGACCTGCATCATAATTAATTCCTAGATTATCTCCTGTAGTTGTAAATACAAAGTCTTCAACTAAACAAGGAATCATTTTAACTGTACCATCGTACATAAAAAATCCACCTTCACCTGACATCCAAAACACAATACCATTAGAATAACTCATTGCATGTTGACCAATCAATCCACAGTTAGTACCAACTTGTTTAACACTAAATGTAAATGGTGGACCAACGAATTGAATTACATATGCAGAACTATCAGTTAGTACTAAAGTATAATCTTTACCTGATACCGCTCCTACAATTTCGTTACCTTTATCAACTCTAAATGTTCCGGCTGTATTGGTTGCTGTTGGAGCATATGTATTATAATCTTCTTGGTTTGAAAATCTTATAAACATTGGATCTTGTGTTGTTGAATCACCAATTGTGGTTTCTGTTCCAAAATGAAATAAGTGTCTATCTCTATCCGATACTTGTGTTAGTCTTGATGCTGTTGGTGCACCAGTCATAACCGTTGCTCTAATTCCTCTTGCACCTGATGCTCCTGCATCCCAAGTAAATGTTCTACCATTATGAATAGTTGCAATTAATATTTGACCGAAGTTATCTAGACTCCAGATGCCTGGATCCAGAATCACGTCACTTGTTGAACGCTCCGTGCCCCATGTTGATGTGCTCCAAGTATCTGTACCCCAACCATAACCTGCAGTTTGAAATGTAGGACCAACAATTACATAAGGATCAATTTCTGCAGACCCAGTTCCAGAAGTCGTACCTGCTGAATTAGATGGCATAGTGATTTCAAAAGTATTTGCAGTTGCATTCAATACTTCAAAAGTATTATCTTCAAAATCAGATGTAGCGTATCCTGATCCAGTTGGAACTGTAACACTAGAAAAGGTTACATATCGTCCATCTTGTAAACCATGTGAAGTTTTGTTTACAGTAACGGTTGGTGAACCGGTTGTTGCGTCAAAATCAGCTCCAGTGATAGCTGTATCTAATGGAGTAATGTCATAAAAATCATCTCCGTAATATAAAAACAAACCTTGTGATGTACCTATCGCTGCATACTTTTCACCATTTATAGATGTCCATGTATGTTGAGCACGTGCAACTCCTGGAAGAGTTTTAAATTGAGTAGTTAGTTGATTCCAACCTCCTATTTTTTCAGGTAGTCCATATCTAAATCTAACAAAATCACCATCGACCCATTGAGACTCGGCTCCGGAATCCGTGACCATCTTGTTAAAACCAGGCTTGAAATTTAGTTTTTGTAGCATATAACCTACTATATAATACTTATGAATATAATGAAAGCGAGAATAATTTGGTTTCCCGAACGTCTATCATACATAGATTTTGACTCATTACAAGATAAAATAGATTGGGATCAGGAGCATTTAGAGACTGTTCGTAAATATATGAAAGAAGATGGATTGTTATTTCCTGCTGTATTTAAGGATGATGAAATACACTGTGGTCATTACAGATTTAAAGTAGCAAAAGAAATGGGTTATGATGGTATTGATGCTTACAAAGTCAATACTTATAAAGAAGTTCTGCGATTGACTAATTTTAGTGAATTATGTTATAAGCACTACAAAGAATATAAAGAAAAAAACTATGTATGAATCACTAACAGAAGCAACTAAATTTCATGCTGTAAACCAAGACAACTGGGCTGGTGAAGCATTAGCAGAATACAAACATCAAATTTTTAATTTGATAAAAGAAAATAATATTAAAACCATTTTAGACTATGGTTGTGGTAAAGCAAAATTTCATTCTATTTTATTTAATAATAAAAAAGTTCCAGGTTCACCTATGGGTATAAATATAACTCCGTATGATCCTGCTGTTGCACGATTTTCAAATAAACCAACTGGTCAGTATGATTTAGTTTTATGTATTGATGTAATGGAACATGTTCAAGAAGATAAAGTTGATGAAGTTTTAAAAGATATATTTATTTATAGTAATAAAGTATTTTTAACCATTACTTGTTATCCAGCGACTCAAATATTATTGAATGGTAAAAATGCACACTATACTATTAAAGAACCTGATTGGTGGAAAGAAAAATTAAAACCTTATGACGGTAAATATATTACAATATTTCAAACTATGCCTGATAGAGGTGGTAAAAAAGTTAACAAAGAAGAATGGAAACCTAGTGCAATCACATTAAAAAAATTAGAAAAAAATGATAAAACATTAGATGAGAGTCAAAAAGAAAAAGCAAAATTACTTTAAATGAATTTTAGAATATTTGAGTTAATGGAAACTGAAAAGTTTCAATATTTAGGAATACATAAAAATGGTAGCCGTAGTGTAATGGATTGTATTTTTTCTGTTTTCACTAAAGAAGAAGTATCTGTTAAACAACATTTAGCAACTGATAAGCCAAGATTTTGTATTATTCGAGATCCTTATGAAAGATTTATATCAGGTCTTAGATATGATTTATTAAGACATAATGTAAATTTTAAAGATATTAATATTAAAAAATTATTTACCACAAATGAAAATCATGTAAGAAATACAATAAGACAAAATGTTAAACATAGTATCTCACAAATACCTTACATAATGAACGTTAGGTGCAGTCACTATATTGATATGGAAGATTTAAATATTTTTTTAAAAATGCACTTTAATAAAACATCACATTTAAATAAGTTTGAAAAAAAGAATAAATATTATAATATTGAAAAATATTTAGACAAAGATGAAATTATGAAATATTTACATTTAGATTATTATATATATAATTCGATAAAAAATTCTCCATTTTTATGGGAATGGCAACATGGAAGAATATTTGAATGAATGAAAAAACATTTAAGATAGAAGATTATATAGCTACATATGATAACTATATTACAAAAGAAGAATGTGATAAAGCTATTCAATTATTTGAAAATGAAAATAAATTTAAGAGAACTATTAATAGAGCACAATCTGAAAAAACTGCAATTTTAACAAAATCTGATAATCAATTTTTTGGCATGTCTAGTAATCTAGACATATGGTGGAAAGAGCTCAAAACATTAATATTTAATTATGATTTAGCATGGAGTCATTATGCTAAACACACTGGTGCTGCTCAAGCTTATGACTATATTCCTTTTCATTATACTAATTTAAAAATACAAAAAACATTACCAAAAGAAGGATATCATGTTTGGCATATTGAACATGGAAATTCTTATCAAGAATCTGGTAGAGCTTTTGTATTTTCTATTTATTTAAATGATGTTGAAGAAGGTGGGGAAACAGAATTTTTAAATTTTTCAAAAAGAGTAAAACCTAAAGCTGGTAGAATAGTTATTTGGCCCGCAGCTTTTCCTTATGTTCACAGAGGAAATCCACCGTTGTCTGGTGAAAAATATATTCTAACATCATGGATGATGATAAGATAAATGTCGTTTAATCACGAAATAAAAGATCTTAAATTTCATATAAACAAATTAGTTCCTAAAGACGTTTGTAGATACTTTATAGATTATTTTGAAAACAACCCTGAATACTATGATATAGAAAACAGCTATAAATATATAACGCGAGAATATGAAATTGATAACTTTAAATGCATTAATTTAACTGATGTATGTAAAACAGATGAAAAAGCTATAAAACCTTTAAATTTAGCCAAATTTTATATTTCTATAATGA